CTCTTTGAAAGTCGGTTTAGTAAACATAGACTCTTGTGACGAAGAATTATCTTCATACATATCACGAGTCTCTGCCGTACCTACCGGAGAGGTGACACCCAACACTTTGTCCAAACGATCTTTGAGCTGATCGTAAGTCTTAAATGCAGAGGGCGCGACAAACTCTTCGAGAGAATGACACTGTTTGTAGATTGATTCCATTTTAGAATCATCATCAGACAATGGCGAAGGCGAGTCAAATTCTGACTTGTCATAATTGCCATATCCGTCTACTGTACGATACTTCAACTTGAAGTTTGCACCACCCCAGAAATCAAAAGGATTTACTGGTGTCTCATCCTCAAACTGAGGCCGCATCAAATCATTGAGTTTGTCAAAGATTTTCTTACCATAAGAATAAAGGAATACTTTACCCTCATTGTCTGGATTGCCCGGATCTTTGATAACATAAATGTTTGACATGTGTTTCAATTTACGTTTACGATCCCGAGCAAGATTTTGATTGTCTTGCGAACCAGTACCCCAAAGTTCTGTGTTACTCTCACAGACAGGGCATGGTAGTCCAATCGTGGTAGGACAGTTATCAATCAACCATCCGCCAGGCCCTTTAAATCCATGATTAAAGATTCTTACCCACGGCAATTCTTCGCCATCGCAAGGTGGTAGAAAACGAATTACTGCATAACTGTTGCCAGTTTTATCAATAGTTGGTTTCCAAATGCGATCGTCTTGTGACGATGAATTAGATTGTGGGGATGATGTTTTTTCAAGTTCCTGAGCCAAACGGCTGAAATCGGAACGGTTCTTCTTTAGTGTTGCAAAAGACATATTGTCCTCCTTATATGCGTTGTATACGATGTATTTTGTATTCGGTTTATATTATTAGTATATCATTTTATCCACGGTTTGTCAATAGATATTGACCATAATTATCATAATAATCTTCAATCAAAAGAGTTTTCATAACTCCAACATAACGTGGCACATCCACTTTTAAAAATGGTGTGTAGTCTTTGACTTTCTTTTTATACACGGGCCAATAAGTCGTATCGGCGATCCGCACATTATTTATAAAGTCAAATATCATGTCAAAAACCACTACAGTTTCGACACAAATATCTCCCATCTTTTCAAGTCTTATTATAAGCGGGTAATTCCCATTTACAGATTTGAAAATCTGGTTAAATTCTAGTTCTTCTTCTAATCCTCTATCAAAAATTGTCTCGCAATCGTTGATAAAATTATATTGCAAACTCTGCAATCTCTTTTTCCAATTTTTATATGTGTCGGTCGCTTCTTTATCAAGCAAATTACCCGTCCACATATTATTAGTGCCAGAGACAGCAATGTTTCCTTTTTCAGTAACATTCAAAAACAATGAAAGGAAAAATTCTTCCAATTCCTTTTTACCAAATTTCTTTGATAACTGAACGAAAGTATATCTATCTTTTCTTTTGGAGTACGACTCTTTTTTTGCCTTAAATGCGCCGTCATATTCCACATAATTATATTCATTATTAAAATGAGATTTCATGGCAAGAAAAATTTTAAATGCTTCGAAATCATCAATTTTTTTACTGGACATATGAATCATAGAGGTAGCTTTTCAGTAGACTTCCTTACCAAATTTAGCCCCTCAGCCTCGTATTGAATTTTTTCTTTTATGAATGAACTGAGCAGTGGTGTTATATTTTCAATTTCTAAAGTGTTTTCTTCACAATAATGGGTAATAGTTTCGATATAACTCATACCCATATTTTTAACGGTTTTTTCAATTTCATCACAAAATTCTTTTGAACTTTTTAGTTTTAGCATTTTCACTCCTTAAATAACGCTACAGCGTATATAATACAATTATACGCTGTAGCGCAAGTTTTGTCAAGACTTTTTCAGTCTTTGGACCAGATTGTCCATGCACCCCATCCAATGGCGATCCATGCACCAAGCTTTACAAAAGGGGTCCCAATTAAAATTAGCACACCCAACACAATTAAAATAATGCCATCGTGAGATGTGCGTTCTTTTAATCTACTTTTTACCCAATCACTTACTGTAGAAATCATTTTCTATTCCAGATAGCCCACAGTACTGCGAGCGCAACCAAACCAACTAGACCTTGATCACTGAAATTACTCAGCAGTCCTAGAATGTTTGCAGTCACGTTTACTTCTGGCCAGAATGGAATATTCATTCCACCGAACAGGATTTCAAGGACAATTCCTAATCCAATTAGACTGACGCCGACCTCTGCGAGTGCGGCGGCCCATGATTTAACTTTAGTAATAAGTTCCATTATAACTCCTTTCTTTTTTTAAGTTGATAGTGTAATGTGTGTGTATGTTCTTAATATCCACTAGAACCTGTAGATGAATTACTTCCACCCGAAGAAGACGAATCAATAATTGTCGATTCTTGAATTTCCCGATTGTTTTTTATGTCATCTATATATGATTGATATTCGATTAAATTTTCTTCATATTCTCCATAAAGATCACTAGGATTGACATCCATTTTTGATATCTTTGGAAATATCGAAAATATTCCCTCATCATCTTCTATCATAATATTAACTATGACATCTACTTTACTGATGTTAGCTTTATTCCAATTAAAAGGAAAAATATGAGTCATTCCTTCGTTAGAATTTACAATTATAGTTTCTTGGCCAGTAATTTCTCCCGAACCATAACCAAAAGTAAAATCTAGTTTTACTGTCTTGTGTCTAATAATATCCCATACCGCTACCATTTTTGGTACACTAGGATAATCTTGATAGGGCGATGATGATCCATCATCTTCTTTTATAGTATTATTAATGGTCGTGTCTGATATTATCGAACTTATTTTTACATCATACCTACTATTTTCTGTGGCACCGAAAAGAGGTTGTATAGAAAGTCTTAAATTTTGATCGTCGGGAGTATCATTTATATGAGTTACCAATCCTTGAAAATCATCCACAATTACATCTGGACTATTCCCATCATCCGTATCCCAAGTTAATAATGAACATTCAAATGAATCTCCAGTGGATAATTTAGTAGCTTCTATTCGCAATCCTTCTCCGGGCGCGAGTAAATAATCTGAAACTTGTCCATATTGGACATTTACAGTTCCTTCAAATAGATGTCTATCTTCTATGTTAGTTGTCATTTTTCTATAAGGAACAAGCCATAAAACACCATGTATTACCGCAGCCCCCAAATAATCAGAGACTCCTATCTGAGTTTTATCGCTTACATATTTTTCAGTTGCCATCGTTTTTTCCTATAGTTGATTATGATGTTGTTTATATTCTTTCACCATATCAATAAGTCCGCCGATATGCGTATCTCTTTTCGAGGTAAACACTTCTGGTTCAGACTTACCCGCGACTGCGGCAATAATTACAAGACTATTTATAGGAAATTTATAACGCTCTTCAAACATAACCGCATATCCAGCAGCCTGGCGAAAATATTTTTCCAACTTACCATATTTATCACCAATCATACTTTGACGTGAAGTCTTAAAATCAATGATAGATAATTTTCCATCAAACTCTCCAACAACATCGACTGTGCCCGCAAGTCCTAAATGATCGGAATACAAAGGTTTCTCTTGTGCATAGATATTGTTTACACGTTCATCAAGAGTCGGTTTAATCTTCAAAAAAGATTCTATGTCATATGGCATAGTCTTTTCATTTTTCCATTCAATATTATTTAGGTGATCTTCTGCCATCTGGTGGACACTGGTTCCACTCCTAGAAGCTTGAGTCGTGATTTTATTGGCAGTCTCCGCGCCCACGCGCTTTCGCCATTCCATAATTCCCTTTGCAGAGAACCAACCCAAGACTGTTGTGATAGATGGATATTTACCGCCATCGGGTGTAAGATAAAATCTCTTATTATTTTCAGTAATTCTACTTAGCGTGTGTGTTGGTAAATCAACATCCATGTGATTAAACATAATAACTCCAATTTGTTAGAATCATTATATCACATGGATGTTATTTTGTCAATAGTATTTTAAACGATACCCAATTCCAGTTTATTAATGATATAAGATTTCACCAATGGACTTCTTACAATATCAGCCTCTGTAAATTCTATGAAAGAAAACTGTTTCATATTCTTAATGATTTTCATAAAATTCTTGATACCGTTTTTCTCATCGTTGGCCTTAAAGTCCGATTGTCTAAAATCACCACAAAACATCAATAAACAATTATCACCTAATCGTGTAATGACAGAATCTAATTCGTGAAAATTCATATTTTGGCATTCATCTACAATGATAATACTATCATAAAAAGTTCTACCTCTTATGAATGATGTTGAATTAAAATTTATGAGATTGGTTTTTCGCAAGCTTTCGTATGCTGTACCATTGCGGAACAATTCATTGACAATGGTTTTATAAGGAGATTCGAAAACTTCTATTTTTTGTTTCTCAGAGCCAGGCAAAAATCCAACATCTCTAGTCGGTACTACGCTCCTAATTATTTGTATTTCTCTGAAAGTAGAGTCTGGGTGCATTATTTCTTCTAATGCAAGATATAGTGATATAAATGTTTTTCCTGTACCGGCAACACCATGAAGAAATAAGTGGTCTCCATCTGCAAACGCATCGAATACTTCCGATTGAGTTGGTGTCATTGGTAGTATATCTTTTAAATTTCTATTTCTGCTGTCAATTCCTATTAATCTTGTATTAGTATTATTTTTAGATTTTCTTACAGACTTTTTTCCCACTTAGAGACTCCTAATTAGTTGGGGGAAAAGTCATGGTAAGTCTACTTTTCGAAATTCATTCTACTCTCACGCCTTCCGCCCACTTGCCGGCCGACACTTGGCAATCTATCTAAAACCTTTTCTTTAAATTCCATAGGAACTCTTGCATGACCCAAAGGATCTGCGCCAAAGTTTACCTTGGACAAGATTTGTTTTAAATTACATTTTTCTGAGGTGTCGCAATCTGGACCCGAACCATTCGCAATGAATTCTTCGCGTTCAGAAATTTTGCATGAATGTTCAAATTCATACTCACAGTCTTCACATCTAAAATTATAAATTGGCACTTTAATATACTCACTTTTCAAATATTGGTGTAAACTTACTTTCAGCTGACTTTTCCAGTTGAGTTAAATTTCACATTAGTTATAATCTACATCTATACTTATATCATTAGATGAGTCTATCTGACTGATTCAGCATAGATGTAGAAATATTTTTTAATCTTTTTTAGAAACAAAAGAATACATCTCTTTTGCCTTTTCCATTAGTTCATCTGTGGAATAGATTGCGTAAGCCTTTTCCACGTCTTGCAGATTTTTCTGTCCCTGTTCATATAAGTCATTCATAAGTTGAATGTTCATATGCCATTGTTGGTCCATATAATCTTTTGCCATATGCAGCATTTCTGCGCGGATTTCGAAGGGGTTCTTATTACTCATTTTATTTCTCCTGTGTGTTTGTGTGGTTAGTCATGTTCGCCGGTATTTCGGCGGCCGTTGTATCCATCGATCTTATTGAAGATTTTAGGATTTCTTTTTGCGGTATCGAATGTACCGACCGTAATAACAATCGCCGCAAGTAAAAGAGTATGCGCGATTGCATTAATTCCCCAAAACATTACACTACCCAAATACATTGAGCAGACAGACACCCACATCCATGCAAGGATTTGCATGATTAGATGTCGTACTTGTAGATTTGGGATATTTTTAAGGGGATTTATTTCAGCGTTCATAACGCTGTTCCAAGTTTCGTAAATATAGTCTCGCATTTTCATTCCAATCTGTGTTTGTGTGTAGTGTGACTTTTCTGTTGCTAGGTAAGTCACCAACCCCCCTGCATTATGCTGCTAGAGCGTAACCAGTAGGTGCAAAATTATTGTTTGCAATTAGTAGTTTCTTCGCGTTAACCCAGCTTAGATCGGGGCGACTCCAATTCATTTCCATACCTGTCGATCCTATTTCGACCCCATCAAATATACATTTGGCAGTAGTCCTAATGCACATTTTGCAGTAGTCCTAATGTACATTTGGTGGAGTCGTTGGGTACTGCCCCCAAGTCCAGTGAATGTCCAATTCTTTTCAACGTCTACATTCTATTTATAACACAATTCATATATGTCTGTCAATAGTTTTTTAATCATAACCTCTTACAAATCTTTTATGATCTTCTTTTTCTTCTTTTTCTTTCCATGCGGATTCAAAAGCATCATCACAATGACCGCCTTCATTATTACCCCACATACGTTTAAAATAACCATCGTACATTTTTACAATATCTGAATCTTCCCATTCATCCGGTATCAAATGACCTTTGACACGATAATGCATCTTGTTTGCTTCTTTATAATCTACTGTCATATATTCACTATATGTATTAAGAGTTCTGGAATTTTTAGTCATAGCGTGACCTATCTCGACTTAATAATAATTACTTATATCCAAAAATTCCAGATTTCTATATGTGGTTAGATGTTTACGCTAACACTACGAAAAAAGTTTTCCTAGTGTCTGCGGGCCCGCAACACCATCTGGAACGCAGTC